TCTTTCCACTAGGTACTGGCATTAGTGATCCTCCGCATCATCGTATGGGTACTCCATATATACATCATCTTGAAATCCTGATTCCCACTCTAATATTTCAACTGGTGTTGGATTTCCTTTATATATTCTCCAACTAAAATCCCTACCAAATGCCTGTATTATAAATAAATAATCAGACATATCATATTCTCTTAATAAACCAATAGAAAATCCTCTTTCATTGTGAAAGAAAACTGGTTGTCTTAATATTTTCACTGCTTCTCCTCCAACCATTGTTGTAGATCTTGTATTACCCAAGCCTGTTCTATACCAGCGTTACGTCTCTTAACTACCACATAAGATAGTGGTGCTGGTGTGATACCTCTAGCACTAGCATAGTTTTGTGTCTCTGCTACTGCCTCTCTCCAGAACTGAGGTAGATCCATTGACTTTGTATTCTTTAACTCTAGGATAAAAGTTTCTCCAGCTATAATAACTACTAGATCACCCTCATCTTTCTGTCCTGATAAGCGTAAGCGTTCAGCATTAACACCCTTAGATCTAAACCACTTCATAACATCTAGTTCAAAGGATGCACCCTTGCGCTTATTCTTAGCGGACATATTCTAAACTCGCATCTCTCCTGTGCATACGACCATACTCATTAGCATCCCATATCTGACAAGATCCATAGTTCACAAACAAAGATATATAATCCTTACCATCAGCAGTATGTTTACCAAAACGATTCTTAACTGCAGCAACCCTTAGTAGATTCTGTACAGGTTCATAACCTAAAGTTAGAATCATTGCCGGTAGTTGCGATACCTTACCGTGAAGAGATCTACGAGCAGGTGGTTCAGTAGTAGAACCATACTCACTCTGTTCGCTGACGTGGTGAAGAACCATTACACAAGCCTCAGTCTGTCTAGCCATATCGTGCAGATCCACCATAATAGCTCTTAGTCCTGCCCACTCATTGTCTGATTCAGATACCACATTCATCAAGTTATCTATCACAATCAACTCAGGTGCTATGCCATACAGTTCTATATAAGCCTTGATCTCTAACTCAATATCATCTAGTGATGGTGATGAATCAAAGACCCACTGTATATTCTTAACACCTTCAAACTTAGTATCGTAGTACTTAGAGTTCTTATTAAGATTCTCTTCTACTAAAGTCTGATTATGTCCTGAGATATGCGCTGCAGTTCTCATCATTACTGTTGCGATATCAGTATCAGCAGAGAAGAAGAGTGTTGGAACATTAGCCTTGATCGCATAGATCAAAGCAAACATAGACTTACCAGCATTTGGAGCAGCAGCAACCATACAGACTTGACCTCTTCTAAACCTGATCTGTTTGTTTTCAAGATCTTTCCAGACATCAGGCAAAGGGGTAGCCTTTGTTGTTGTACTTTTCCAAGCTCTTTGTAAGTTAAGCAACGTCTTCTTCTCTTATAATAATGTTTCTTTTAATACGAATCTTTCTGCGTTGATTTTCAGTCAACCCACCCCAGATTCCATATCTTTCTTTATTGATGCCCCACTCTGCACACTCTTGTAAGTGGGGACATCTTTCACATATTGATTTTACTTGTGCAACCAATACTCTGCCTTCACTGGCCTCAGGGAAAAACAGTTCAGTTGAGATTTGCTGACAGAGAGGGTCCTCAAACTTTGAAGGCCCCCGCATCGCTTATCTAATCCAGACTGTATCGCACTTATCAGTTGCACCTTTAGGTGCAGCGCACATCCAACCCTTCCAAGGACCTTTAGTACCTTGTCCTGATCTAAAACTCATAGACCCGTGCTTACAATCAGGTGCATCACCAGTAGGTGCTGACATAGTTGTAGCGCCTAATGCTTTCTTAGCGTAAGCAACTGCTCCGCTTGCTGGTTGTGCAGTAGCACCAAGAGTGGTACCAGTTGTAGTAATTAATGATGATAGATCAGAGATAGATGTTAGAGATGATTCTAACTCAGCCTGATTTACTGCGTATAGATTTACTAATGTTCCATCAGCTAACTTGTAGTTGATTTGGAAAGGTTGTCCTTCCACCTTTGGTACAAAGCCTAGTAGTTTTTCTACTTCGGCTGTATTAACTGTAGATCTACCACTAACAGTGGTCCAGGTTATCTGCACACCACTAGCAGTCTCTCCAGTTAAACCTTCAAATGCGGTTCGTAATGAATCCCGCTTCTCACTTAATTCTTTTATCTGTTGATCAAGTTGTAAGTACATCAAGGCCGAGTGATCAACACCGCTATCTTCAATAACAGGTAGCTCAGCCTTGATATGTTCTTTTTTTAAACCACTACATCCAACCTCTCCTGTTGCATCAAAGTACTTGCAATAGGACTTGCAATAGTTTTGATCTCTCTCAGGATCAGGTGCCTCTGTAGATTCTTTAATTGCGCTTAACCAATTAAGAGCCTCTTCAGCAATGCTTGGATCATATGGTTCTGAGTGGACAACGACATCCCTCTCGTCTCCATCTCTAGCTATGGCTACTAGATTAACAGTTCTAGGCTTCCCCTTCCCAGACTTGTCAAGTAAGTAGCCATAAACTTGTACCTGCCAACGTTGTTGACTGGATGGAAAGTAAGAAAGGTTTTGTTTCTTAACTGTCTTCCAATCTATAACATCGCCAGTCTCTGGAATGAAAAGATCTATATGAGCTTTCATCCCAGAATACTCTACATCAGTTTCAACCCAGTACTTCTCACCCTTTGGGTCAACTGTTCTAATTGCATCTTCAATACTAGCGTGGATAGCAGTACCCATAATCGCTGCTAACTTTAATTCGTTCTCATTAGTTTCAGGTTGATCGTTAAGACGATACCAAACCTTACGCCGACAGCCACCTAACTCTGATGGACCTACCTGAGTTTGTTTAGATCTAGATCTACCAGCATCTTTAGCTCGTAGAACATCAATCAATAATTGTTTAGGATCGCTCATAGTTCTAACCTAATCATCCATTCTAAAATAAACTTATACATTTCTAAGTCTAATAGATACCACTGTAACTGCCAATATATATCTAACATTATTTTACCTTCCTCTTTTGTACCGCTATCTGTATTGGTGGACAGGTATTAATATCCAGTAATGATGCCACCTCAACAGCTTTCTGTGCAAGTTCTGCTGCCTCATCTCTTACTAGAAACTTATCGCTTTGCTTGTGATACATATACCCAAGAGCAAACTGACCACCGGAACCTATGCCATAGTAGTTTGCTTCAGATTGTATAAAGGACATATCAGATGCGATATGAAATATAACTCCATTAAATGCTATTAGATAATCAAAGCCAGCATCTTTATCTTTCTCATTATCATTCCAAGCATAGCCATTCTCAGTAAAGGTCTTAATGATAGAAGGAATAATCCTCTTACCCATAAACTGTACTGGATCATAACTAACTTTATAACTTGGTGGATTCCAATTGTAAGTAAGGATATCTCCTGGTCTTGTATCACCAGTAATTGCTAATAGATACTGACCCTTCTCAATTATCTTCGGGGTCTTTAAAGATATAGTTCTAAGATTATCTTCAGTGATCTGTGAGTCTGCAGCTAATATGCAGAAGTCTCTACCCTGAACGCCAACAACAGTTGTCAACTTAACTCCTATCTCTTGTGGATAATAATACCACCAATAAAATAAAAGTGTAAGAGGTAAGATAAATCCGACACGCCGCGTAATAACCTCTATAGTGGGTTCGGAATGTGTACAATATGAGCCGTAGGCGAATAAAACGGCAACCCTTGCGGGTTGCATAAGCAAGGGTACTCTATGTTCCGTCTACCAAGGCTGTCAAAAAATAGGGAAAAACTCCCTCCAAAATTTGGCACCGATCTAAGAGACCTCGGTCCTCTTCACGCCTGTCCTTGTGGTTCTATGACCTTTACAATTATGGCATCCTTCTACGATTATGAACTATCCTGGTACCACCTTGACGGTGAGTGTGCTAACTGCGGTAACTTAGTCTTAGTTCCAACACCACTAGATAAGCCAGAGTAATGCTAGGGCTGCATCAACTTACAGATATTGATGAGGTCAGCAGGATAGCCAACTGTTCTATATGTGGTCTAGTAAAAGTAAAGCTCAGAGACTCTAGGTATACAAATCCCAAGGCTAGATATAGGTGTAAGACTGTATATAAAAACAATAACGATAAAATAAAATACCCATACAAGAAGCATAAAAAAGAACACTGTGAGAAGTGTGGCTTTGTAGCTGAACATACAGTCCAGTTAGATGTAGATCATATAGACGGCAATAATAATAACAATGACCTAGATAATCTTCAGACCCTGTGTGCTAACTGCCATAGGCTAAAGACCCTACTCAATAAAGACGGTGCCTATAAGCACTCCTTCTAGGAGTTGAGCCATTTTGATTGGGCTACCCATACATTATCCCTACCCGTGCCTGAAACAGGCGCAACTCGCCTTGTGGTGCAGTTAAAAAGGGCATAAAAAAAGAACCCCCTCCGAAGAGGGGGCCTGTATTGCCTCGCGGTATTAAAACTATTTAGCTCCTAGACCGTAATCTTTCTCAGTCTTATCAGCCCACTTTGCTAGTGGTCCTGCGATAGATCCGATTAGGATCGCATACTCTGGTGCAAGGTCAGCAGCTAGTGCTAGACCCATAGTTATTGCTGAGGCAAGTACTGCTCTAAGATAAGACTTAAATGCAGCCTTAGTCTTCTTGCTCTTTAATCTTGCGATTAAGTCTTTCATTTATTTCTCCTGTTTCTTTTTAGGTAACGGCTTTGGAAGTGTGAACTTCTTAGGCACATCACCCATCCAACCAAACCAGTTGGAATCATCTTTGGCATATTGATCCTTTATAGATATATGCAGGTGCTTGTTATGTAAGTTACTTCCCTTATAAACTCTTTCACCATCTACTTGATTCCAAATCTTACCTTTAAATATTAGATACTTAACTCTACGATCTGACTGTAATCTTTGATAGATATCTTTACAATCAACACCATTGTCTGGGTCGTGGGTTAAATCTACTGCTAGTCCTGTATTGTGATCTGAGTTAGGACTTTGTTTAATGTGTGCCGATGAAGGCAAGAGTCCGTCTGAGGCTTTCTTGCGCTTGGGCCACAGCGCTGTCGCTTGTCTTAGCACTGCTATTGCAGCAGGTGTCGCTCTCTTTACAACAAGTTTCATTATCAACTTCCTTATTCATCTATGCCATCCCGTGCTTATTTAATAATAGGTGTAATGCTTTAATCTTATCCGGTCTAAATCCTGACCAATGAAAGGTGCCGTAAGTAACAACAGGTGCTTGCTTATAACCTAATTTACCGATCTTATCGGAGGCTTCTTTATCTTCACTCATATCTATTGTTGAGTATTCCACACTGTGTCTATCTAAATACTTCTTAGTCATATCACACTGCACACACTCTGGTAATGTGTAAACTACTACATCCATCCTTGCCCCCTTATTTTTTATTGATCAGTATACTGTAGATTTCCTCCACTTGTCTTTCTAATCTATTGACGGCATCTTTTAAACTTGACCCCCCGTTCGGGCGAAGCTCTGATAGGTAGTATTTAACAAGGTGTCTTACACCCATTGCTAGTACACCTACAAGGGTAGTTACAGAGACTGCTAAAGCAGCCCAGTCAGAAGGGGTCATTATGGCTCCTATGAAATAGATCTAACGGTTACGATTAATAATCCTCCATACCCATTAAACCTAGGTCCAGAAGGGGTCTTGTTTACAAAATCAAGTTCTTCAATAAGGCCAACATATGACTCACCTGTTCTGAAGTCTTGAACTCTAACTGTATCTCCTGCATTTTCTATAGCCTCTAGCTGGGTCATACGAGCATATGCAGATCCTTCGTATCCCTCTTCAACACCAAACTTATCGCTCTCGTGGTCATAGCAAAATAATGGATACTGAATTAAACGCTGACGAGGTACCGCAGGTAATGCTTTAAGATTATAACCATTAAATACTGGACCCTCTGATGTATCAGTAGTAGATCTAGTAAGGGTAAATTTAAATCCTAGATACTCTTGACCACCTGTTGGATATGAAACTGTTACCTCAGGTACGCTACCTTGCTGAGCAAAGGTACCAATACGATACTCACTACCATCAAAGGTAACTGTATCTATATCTAATCCACCAGTAGAGTTATCAATTCTAGCCTGTAATAACTTATATACCTTTAACTCTAAAGTGTTATAGCGGATAAAGCCGGTCTGTAGGTAGCCCTCTTCTAACTTCTCATTAAGATTTTCTACATAGATAGCACCATCTGTTGTGCCATTATTAGCAGTAACAAAAGCTAGTTGATTAGTATCACCCATAAATGCACAGGTGGTTGTATCAAAGCCAGTAACAGTTGGTGCGTATAGATCATTGCAGTATGCAAAGTTTAGATCAGTACCTAATCTAGTACCAAGGTTAATTCTAATAACTCCTGGGTTAGTTCCTACGCTAGTTGCACACCAAAGGTATGAATCCCTTGCAGCAAAGTCATAGCAAGGATGGGTAGTATTGGTAATCAAAGGACCATAGTTAATAGATCCATCATCTGATACCACAGCTATACGAATACCCTTGCTAGTACCAATAGCCAAGTAGCCTAGGTAGTAGTAAATGTCGTAGACAATTTCACCTACTGGTAGTTCAGCAGCAGTAATAGCGCTGGTTAAAGTAGGCATAGTTCCATTAGTAGCCAGTGTAAACTTTTGAATAGTAGATTGAATACCACTAAATGATGAGGTGTAAATAGCAGCACCACTTGATGTAATACCAGTATAAACTACATCATTATCAGGGTGGGTATATACAGCAGTAGGCATAGTGGTTGCATTAGTTGCAATCTCATAAACCTTATTATTAATACAAGCAACGATACGCTCTTTGGTATATTCTAAAACTGCACTCTCTACAGTAATACCATTCTCACTGATCATTAGTGTAGGTGATACAGTGCTATCATCAGATAGTAACTTCTTATATATTCTTAATCTTGGAGTACCAGCATTGAGTACGTTGGTAACCCAATAAGCATAAACACCATCATCACAGATGCCATACACAGGATAATCTGAACCTGAGTTGTAATCTATAAAGTGGGTAATATCAGATACTACTGTCCCAACAGGTGAGACTGGAGTAGATGCAACATCTGCTGCTGTCTTAGCATAAGTAAAGGTAGTAGCAGTAGGAACTGTAGTAATTACATAACTGCCATTAAATGTAGCATCAACATCAGTTACTGTGATCTCCATACCAGGAGCTAGTCTGTGTGCTGCAGTAGTAGTTAATGTGGCTACGTTAGTTGTTAAAGACTTGTTGTTAATAGATGCAGTGATGGTAGGTATAATCTTATCTACATCATACTCATCCCATAATAAAATACCATCATAGGTATTGTAGGTAGTAGCACCGGTATAAGATAACTCTTGCCACTGAAAGGTTCAAAGAAGTTAATACCTTGTCCTTGATGAAATGATGACTGACTTCTTAGCCACCAACCAGTAAGAGTCTGCTCACCAGCTTCTCTAGTCTGGTCAATCTGTTGCTTACGATACTGCGCTGTTACTCTACGATAAGGATTATCATCGGAGGCATTAACAAAGAATGGTAGTCCAGCTATAGCCATATCGTAGGCAACACCAGTTAAAGCATATGATGTAGCACCTGAAGGATTAGATAAGGGTACCGGTATAGCCTCGGTGATGTCACTTCCGTATGGCATTATTCTCCTTCGTTAATTAATAAAAAGATGGGCCTTTTAACCTCGGTGCCCAGGAGGAACTTACTAGAGGGAACAATCCCCCAAGATTGTGCTATAAACCTAAAGCCCGAAGGTCATCAGTAGTTAGACCAAGTGCGGCTAACTTGCCTTCGGCTGCTGCTTTGGCTTGCGCCTTCGCTTCGGCTTCGGCTTTTCTTTTTGCTTCATTAGCAGCATCTAATTCTATCTGTGCTATCTCAGCATCTGTGGCATCTCTAACAATTTCTTCGCCAGTTATGCAATCATATATTTTAATTTGTGGTTTTGTCATTTTATGATACTCCGTAAATAAATAATGTGCCTGATGTCCAACTTCCTGCTGATGGCAAGACTGTTACCGATGTAATTGCATCGTTATTATTCCAATATGCCTGATTTCTTGCTAAATTAAAAGTAGTAGCACTAACTTGAGAATTTTCTATACTTGCCGTATCAATGACTTTTCTAGTACTGCTGTTTGCGTAATCATAAATTATTGCAGTTATTAAACCAGTTGCAGTTCCAGTATCTACTTGATACCAAGAAATCTGTGCCGCATCAAAACTAGTAGCCAAACCTTCACCAACATTGGCATTAACATAATTGTAATTTGAACCTGTATCGCTATTAAATCTCAAACGAGTTGAACCAGCACTACTAGGTTTTGGGCTTCTTATCATAATTAGTAAATTTTTGTAAGTTCCAGCAATTGAGGATATTGTTACTGATGAACCAGAAAGAGTTGTACCACCAGAATTTAACAAAGTCATTCCGCCACTGGAAGCAGTAGCCCACTTAAGACCAGTAGCGGTAGAAGAGTCAGCAGTTAATACTTGGTCGTTGCTACCAACGCCGAGAACGGCAGCATCATTAGTAGCACTACCTACAACCAGGTCTCCCTTGGCTGCTGGTGCTATAGATGATGCAGTTGCTTTAGTTATTGGCATTAGTTACCTCCTAGTAGGATTCTTGCTTCTTCTTCTGTGATGCCGAGACGGCTTAAGAGTGCTTGGCGTTGTGCTGCCTTTGCTTCGGCTTCGGCATCTGCTATTGCTTTTGCTGCTACTATATTAGCCTCATCAATTTCTTGTTGTGCTATTTCTTCAGCATTTAACTCACGCTCCACTATTTCGTTTGTCTCACAATTAACTATAAGTTTTGTCATTATGATACTCCATATAATCTGATTGAGGTATTTGTTGAATTTGTAATTGTGTCACTTCCTGAAATTCGCACAATATCTAACGAGGTTATTGCGGATGTATTTTCCCATTGACCCATTAATTGCACATTTGTATAACCCGCAGTTGCGGGATTTTTGTAATAATGAAAATCTGTGTGAAAAGTTTTGTATTTTGTAGTTGAGGCGTAATTATCAATTTGTAACCATCCTTGCGCCTGAGTATAAAGAACTGATGTGCTGTTATTCACTCCAACTCCAAAAGGTGTAGGAGAATGATTTGTGCCATAAGCCTCAATGTAACTTGACTCAGTTGAGGAACTAGTAATTACAGTTAGTCCAGTTCCTGCTAATGCGTTAATCTTGTAAGCATTAGCAGTTGAATCATTATTAAATCTCAAACTAAATACACTTCCGCTGCCTGAATGATATATTCCAGACCATACCAATAACAATTGCTTGTAAGTTCCTGCAATACTTGTGAAAGATAAACTTGAATTGGCTGATGCAGTTTGTTCAGATATTAAAGTCATACCACCAGCAG